CGCTTCGACGGCATTGTTATAGAGCGCCAGGCCCAGGGCATCTTGTTTCCAAAGCGGGATCTGTTCGGCCACCGCCTTGTTGGTTTTCTCTGTGGCCTCGGTGAGTTCTTTGTTGCGCTCTGTAATAAACACGAATCCAGCCGCGACTTCGCCCTGGACGACGTTGACTCCCTTGGTTTGCAGTTCAGTCAGGTTGCGCAACGTCTCCCGGTAGCGTTCTAACGCCGGGGTCAGTCCCTCGACCTTGTCCCGCAGTTTGGCCAGGATGTCGCCGTAACGTTCCGTGGCGCGCGCGAGTTCTTCCTGTTTCTTGTCGGGTGCTACGGGGATATGAAGGTTATCTCCAGCCCCGGCCATGCCTATGAGCGCCGCCTTGGTTTGCGCGGCAATCATGCTCGCCGTGCGCGAGAGCGCCGCCTGGAATTTCACTTCTACGCCCGCAGCCTCGTCGGCCCTCTTTCTCGCCTCGTCCCAAAATTTCAAGGCGAGCAACGGCTGCAATGCCATGCTGGCGGCCAGGGCATCTCCAAACTTGACCGCAGAGGCGAGTCGCAGGCCGTATTCCTCCACCTTGAGGCCAGCATTCTCAAACCATGTCACAGAAGCGATCAGATTCGGGATCAGCCCCTTGCCAATCCTAAACTCGACCCCCTGGAGTTCCGCCGTGAGTATCTTCAGTTGATCGTGGAAAGTCTGCGCCGCAAGCGCATCTTCGAGCGACCATGTGATGCCGAGCTGTTTGAATCGCGCCTCTAACTCGCGGAGATTGCTGTTTAAGAGGGGAATGTATTGGAGGCCTCCCCTGCCAAAGCTCGCCATCGAGATAGCGGCCTTTTCGCCGCTATCTTTTACGGTCCGAAAGCGGTCGGAAACCATGAGTAGCAATTCGTGTAGGGGCTTGAGGTTTCCACCAGCATCGCGGATTTTGGATTGGAAATCATCACCAAACATCGCCCGCATGGCTACTGCGGATTTACTGGTGGTACTTTGGAGTCCCGCAAGGTTTTTGGCGAAGATCCCTATGCCACGAATGAGCACGTCAAAGGAAATATCAGACTGGTCGGCGGCCAGGCGCAATGCGGAGAGTTGCTCGACGGCAATACCCGTCTTTTGCGAGGCTTCGACAAGTTCATGGCCATAGTTCGCCGTGTCAACCGCTATGGCAATCATCGCAGCCTTGACGGCAGTGAAGGCGGCCAGGGCCGCCACACCGATCACCCGGAAGGATTTCTCGATATTCTTCGCGGAAGAGAAAGAAATATCAGAAACCTTCTTGATGTCGGAAGCGAAGGCAGCGGTATTCGCCTTGAGGTTGATAATCAGTTCGCCAATTTTAGCCATGAGGAACCGGGGAGTCGGGAGTCAGTTTGTCTTCGCCGCCCAGGGCGGAGTTGATAGCACGAATGCGCTCAAGCATCTGCTCGGGTGAAAGCTTGGCGCGACCCTGCGTGGTCCCGCTCCGAGCGGGATCGCGCGGCCAGGGGTCCGGCATGAACTCGAATGGTGAGAAGGGCTCGGAGCGCTGCTTGGAATCGCGGTTCGCGTTCGCGAGAATTGAAGCAACCAGTGCGGCACGATAATCGGCGCGGCGGTCGGCTTCGCGCTTGCGTTCCGCCAGCGCCAAGAATTTTTCGTCGCTTAGGCGCTCGATCTCGACATCCGAAAGGCCCAAGTCGAACCGACCAAAGGCCCAGCGCCTTAACTCTTCTCGCCGAAAAAATCGTTCAGACCCGCGACAACCGCTTTGAGTACCGCGCCGGTATTTGAGGGTTTGAGCAAGCCGCCGGCAGCCTCAAGAGTAAGTTCGGGATCTTCGTGGAGCGCGCCAGCCCAAAACAGCGCGCGCAAGTCGGTAATCCGCAGAGCCTTGAGACTGGAAAGGTCAGTAAGCAGGTTTTTGCCGGTTTCCTTTTCGGTCAGGGCCAAGGCGTTGTAATCGTATTTCAGGGTACGTTCGCGGTCCAAGGTAACGACATTCTTGAGTTTGACCATGATCGCTCCAATCGGAAGTCGGTCCCGCTCAGAGCGGGAGGGAGTCGGAAAAGGGGGCGGCCCGGGGTCGGGGCGTCCATGCCCAACCCCTTCCGTGAATCAGCACGACTACGGCCCAATGAAGGGCTCGAAGGCCACCCGATGGGTCGATTATGAATACGCCGGCTTGCCAGTGATTTTCAGCGTGGCGGAAAACGCCAGCTTGTCATCAAACTTGGCACTGAGATCAATTGCCGTAACAAAACAGGTCGCGACGATCGTGGCCGTGGGAGTCGTCCCCAAGACCACCGTCCAACTAGCCGGAGTCTTGGCCTGGTGATCGGCAATGAGCGTGGCTTGGGCGCCAGTATTGAGGAAATTGCCCTCGCAAGAGAACTCACCACCATCAAGCATGCCCGCGATGAATTCAGAGTACCCATTCGCCGAGTCCATACTGGAAACATCGATAAGGTTCAGTTTTTGACCGGGCACCGAAATGCTGGTCAGTTCCGCCACGGCACTCGCACCCTTCTTTAAGATCGACCCAAACGCCGATTTTGCACTCGACATGATATCCTCCGAAAATGTCACCCCCGCAAAAGCGGGGGTCCACAAGATTCCCCATCAACCAAAGGGGAATGACTGGAATTGAAAATTACGCCAGCGTGGGCCGGCCGGAAATCTTGACAGAACCCGAAAAACTCAACTTGTCGTCATGTTTCGCGGCTACATCCAGGCTTGCAAACACGCCGGAGAACGTCCATGTAGCTGGCGTGGCCAGTGGAACCACCACCGCGAAATCGCGCACGGTTTTCGCCTGGAAATCGGTGAGTGCCCGGAGTTGCGAGGCGTCGTTGAGGAAATTGCCGTCAAAGGAAATCTCGCCACCTTCGCCCATGCCCGCGATGAATTCACTGTAACCGTTTGGCGAATCCATGTTAGAGGCATCAATAAGGTTTACCTTCTGGTTCGGCCCATTGATGTTCTGGAGCTCGGCAATCTGATGCCCCAGGGTCAGAATATTGATGGTGCAACCCGTACCGCCAACGGGATCGACGGTAGTCGCCTTGCCGGCACCCGTGGTGTAATTCGTGCCCGAAGTCAGCAATCGAACGGCAGAAACGATCCCTGCGTCGGCGGTAAGGATCTTGAGGGTACCCCCGGTTCCGCCCGTGGTTACGGTCAGAATGCCGCCCACGGTATACCCGGTCCCGCCAGCGGTAATGCCGACCGTACTGATGCCGCCAGGGGTGATTCCATCCAGAATTTTGAGAAAGGTTTGAAAAGCCGTCTTAGCCGAGGACATGAGAACCTCCAAAAATAAGGGGAGTCGGGAGTCGGTCCCGCTCGGAGCGGGATGATTTAATGAACCGATGAACCGATGAACCGATGATCCGATCTTAAGTTGTTTCTTCCGCCCAGATTTCAAAATCGAGGTCGGTGAAATGCGCATCCACGTCCGGCTCGTATCCGTCGCGGTCGCCGCGCGGGAAAATCACTTGAACTGTTGTCGCGCCCATCGCGCCACTGAAACCCACCAGGCGCAGACGAATCTTGTCTGCCAGATCGCGCACTTCGAGCAGCGTTGCAGCCCATGAGGTGACTTGCATCGTCAGCCGCTGCAACGCTTCGGGGCCATCCAAAGTCATGCCACGTTCCGTATCAAGTCGGCGATAGGTAATGGCCGGAAACGCCGAATCCTGCGCCAAGGGTTCCGGGCCAATGCGAGTTCCAATCAGGCTGGAAATCCCACCATCCGCCAAAAGATAATCGCGAAGATCGGTTTCAAGGGACATCAATAGTCCGTCATCGTCGCCCCCGCGAAAGCGGGGGCGCACAATAGATTCCCGCTTTCGCGGGAATGACCGTAAAGCTAGGAGCCGGACCGGTACTTTGCGATGTAAGCAGCCAGCCGGTCTCGGACGAAGGCCAATGCGCGTTCTTTCCCCGCCTCAAATGATTTCTCGATCCATCGCCGAGGCTGAATGCCGCGTCCGGAAGCGGCAAAACGCGCGGACCGCCCACTTAATTTGCCGTACCGACTCGCAAGATGGTGGCCAGTGCCGCGCTCCAGAAAGCGCAGGATGTGATGCCGCTTGGATTCCGCCAGGGAACCCATCCATGCCGAAAAGCTAAACTGGCGGAATTTCGTCGCAATCGCCAGACTTCCTCGAAGTCTGCCCGTAATCACCGAGACTCGCGAGCGTAGTTGCGCCAAAAACACGCCGGCTCCATCGCGCACAGCGCGGCGCAAAACCCGCTTACCGATCTTGTCAGGCAGGGCGGCAAGTTCGCGCTCGAGTTCTTTCAAGCCGAGAATTTCAACTTCAACGTTGGCCATAGGTATCGGGAGTCGGGAATCGGGAATCGGGAGTCGGGAGTCAAGAGTCGAGAGTCGGAATAGTAAATAGTCGTTCGAAGGCCAAGCGCGCGCGGGCGCGCGTCCCGTTCCAGTCAGTTCGAGCCAATACAATCCTTCTCAAAACCCCAGGATTAGAACTGGGATGCGGACCATCTTCAAGCCTCACGGAACGATCACCGAGCAATCGCGGCGCGACCCGGCGAATCATCCACAATTCGCGCTTTTCCTGCGCGTAACCGTTGAAATTGCGCACAAGGTCTCCGCGCGAAAATGGCCGACACCCGACACCCGACACCCGACAGTTAAACCCTCTCGATGCACATCAATTGAAGTTCGGCATTGCGCTCTTCGGGATTGATGACTTCCTGAATATCAAAGGTCCGAGAACCGAAAAGGACGCGCATTTTAGGTGTCACACCAGCCAGATAGCGCACCGTAATGCGCGTGGTAATCTCCGCATGAATCTGCCGCGCGGAAAACAGTTCACGGCCCTGCAACGGCTCGATCGCGGCCCACCGAACGCCGTAGGTCTCCCATGCTTGGACTTCTTGGCCGGCAGCATCGAGAGTTCCCGTCAACTTTTGAATCGTGACGGAATGGCGAAGTTTTCCAGGTTGAATCATCGGACCATCGGATCATCCCGCGCGGAGCGGGATTACGGTTGCTTCGGCTCCTCTAAATCTCCCGGCAGCCAAGGAATCTCTTTCTTCATCCCTGGAATCTTGCCCAAAGCCCAGTCCGCCGCAGAGTCGGCGAAGTATCCAAAGATGACCACGGCTCCACCTACATAGAAGATTTCTACTGGAATGCTCATGCCAGAGAGCGGAGCCAGCTTAGCCATGCCGATAGGATTCTTCAGCGCGCCAAAGAACGCCAAGTTCAGTCCTGTTCGAATGACGATGGAACGCCAGTAGAATTTCAGGAAGTCCTTGGTGGAATTGATCGGATTGGCCTTGTTGTGAAGCGCGTAGTCCATACGCTTGAGCATGTGCATCGCAAGACCAACGACAAAAAGTAACCAGTAAATCATATCGTTTCTCCTATTCAGAACGCCCCGCCTTCTTCAAATGGCCCGATGGCCCCGTCCCGCTCCGAGCGGGATCACGGCCCGATGTACGCCGCCGAAATCTTCACATCATCCCAGTAGCGGTATTCGTCAACCACCCCTTCCCCTTCTCCCTGCCGCCCAACGGAAAAAAAGGTGAAAGGAGTTGTGCAGTTGCCGTTAATTTTGGCGTCCGTGCGTTCCCAGATCATGGTGCCGTTCAGCCACACGCGGAAAATGCCATCAAAGGGGCCGGGGTCTACAACCGGAGTGTTAAGTTGCGCCTCAACCTCCATCGAATACCAAGTATCCCAGTTCAAGTCTGGCGTCCCGGGCATCCAATCCTGTGGCGAACTGCCATGGCAGGCACTTCCCTGGCTGAGCCACGAGAGGCCGAGGGTGCTGGGTGGCCCTGCGTTGCTCTCCCAACTACTCAGAATAATGTCCCAGCTTCCACCACTTCCACCTGCTGTCGTCTCATCCCCAACCCAAAAGAGTTTTCGCTGCGATACTATCCCAACCTGTCCACCCTCTGGAGATTTGAAGTAAACGTACCCGCGCATGAAGAAATGACTCCTCTCGGGGAGTAGTTTTGATACCCAGACGTTTGCGGAACTCGTTCCATAATGAAACCGTCCGGAGTTGTTTCCCCCGTGCGCGTAAGTTGGATTCGTATTCAGCGTCGGGGCATCACCCGCTCCTCCGTGGGCATCCCAAGTGGGCACCAGGTCGGTATCCTCGGCCTCGAAGTCGGTGGAATACAGCGTGTCCGTCGAAGACAGGACCACCATCTTGACGGTCCCCGATATGCTCAGCGGCCCGGAGATTTTCACCGTCTGTGCAAAGGCGGGTTCCGGGAACCATAGGCTGGGTGTCAGCAAAAGCCAGAAGAGCCAAAAGGCGACACCCGACACCCGACACCCAACACCCGACACAATTCTCATTTGCCCCTCCCCTCATTGGTTGACGGGTTCTCGGTCGCCTGCGAAACCAGAAGAATCCGAGGGCGGGCGGTCGTAGTTGCCGCCGCCTCAAGCCATTCCACGTTGACCCAGAGATCACCAATCTGCTTCGTGTACCCGTCTGCCGCGCCACCGATGTACCCCACATCGAAGGAGTCAAGGTTGGCTTTGGTCTTTGCGCTGGCGTTGTAAACTAGGTGCTCGGCGGTAGTAAGGATTTTCCAGGTCGAACTGGGCAGTGAAATCGACGGGCCGTCTGTGGGCGTTCCGGCCTGATCCCAAATCCGCAGCAACATGGAAGTCGCTGTGCTCGCCGCAGAAACCCGAGCGTACACATCAGCGGAAATGATTGTGGCGTCGCTGGTCACTTCGGCGGGCATTGCGGACAGGCCGAGGCGGTCTACGTTAGTCGCCTGGGCGTCGGTGTTGAAGTTCGTCGCATCCACCGGAGTTCCGGGAATGCCATTCACCCCGCCGTAATTGGTTCCCGCTGGAGTCGAACCGGCCTTCGTCCACGCGACTGA